CCTGGCACTGGTCTCCGCGGCCGCCCTGTCCCGGGGTCGGGGTTATTACCGTTTCGGCTATTCCGCAGCGGGTGGCGATCGGCGGGACGAGCGGGCTCACTGCCGGGCAGGCTGGCCCTCGGCGATGTGCGGCGGCCAGTACCCGTTCCCGTCACTGAACCGGTAGGCACCGCCGATATTGTGCGTGTAGGCGCCAATCGCCTCGGCCTCAGCCTGGGTGTCCACCACCAGCACCGGGTCGATGTCGATCCGGTGGTTCTCGTCGTCGTGGAAGATGCCCAGGTGGTACTGGTCACCCTCCAGCAGCTGGCCGAACTGCTGCAGCGCCCGGTCCATGGCCTGGTTGAACTCGGCCTCGGACGCGCCCTCGGGGATGGAGATGGTGCCGATGCCCGGCGGCTTGACCGACACCGCGAACCGGTCCGCCCCGTCCGGCACCAGGTCGCCGGTGTGCGCGTCGATGGTGACCCCGCCCCAGGACTGCTGGACCGCCTCCCAGGCCTGGTCCCGCAGCCCCTCCCAGTTCGAGACGAGCCCCGTAATCGGAGAACGCGAATCCTCGAACTTGTTCAGCAGGTCGCGGCCCTGGGTGGCGATGTCATGGAACTCCGCGGCGGACACCGGCCGGGAGTTGCCGCGCGCCTCGGCCGCGGTGATGGGGGTCGGGGGCAGCGCCGTGGTGCCCAGCTCGGTGCGCAGGCCGTGCTCGCGGGCGTAGGCTCCCCACTTGGCCCAGGCGTTGCGGATGCCGGTGACCAGGCCCTTGCCGGAGCCGGCCCCGCGCCCGGCCAGGTCGGCCTCGGTGTTCAGCCGCTGCTGCACCAGCCAGGTGATGGCCTGCATCTGGTGCGGCGCGATCTCCTGCCCGTCCCGCTCGCTGACGTCCCGGGCGGAGTTGCGGTACATGTCCGCGACGTGCTCGTAGAATTTCGGGTTCCCGATCGGCGAGGCGTTCTCCCCCTTGCCGGAGACGTGCTCCTTCAGCAGCCGCTTGCCCGCGGCCACGCTCATGGCGTGCCGGTCGACGACCACCCGGCCCAGCTCGTCGTCCGGGTGGTCCGCGCCCAGCGCGCCGAGCACGCCGAAGGCGTTGGTCTTGGGCGTCTTCAGCACGTCGTTGGGGTGCTCGCCGGCCAGGATGCGCAGGGCGTTCTTGCGCATGTCGCCGGTGGCCATGAACTTGCCCTCGGGCACGCCGCCCTCGGCCAGCATCCGGGCCGCATTGAACATGTTGATGGGCCAGGCAGTCTGCGGGGACAGCGCGGACAGCATGCCGGCGCCCTTGGCCGCGTCCCCGCCGCCGAGCGCCCAGGCCAGCCGGTGCATGTCCTCGTACCAGCGCATCCCCTGGTACTTCTCCGCGTCGGTGGCCTTGTCATAGGCGGCGGTGATGTTGTCCGGGCTCAGCGGGTTCTTCTTGAAGAAGGGATGGTCCTCGGGCTTCTTGTAGGTGCCGCGCTCGGCGTGCAGCCGGGCCGGGTCCGGCCGCAGGTAGCCGTGCTCGGGCAGGTTCGGCCGCGGTGACGCGCCGCCGTGCTCGGCCCGCTCGGCCGTGCGCTCGGTGCTCCCGGACGCCTCGCTGGCCTTGCGGGCCGTGGCGGCACCGGGCGCCCCGCGAGCCCCGCCCTCGCCGCGCTCAGCCGCCCGGGCGGCCTGCTCGCCCTTGGCCCAGTTCTCCTTGCCGGCCCGCTCCCAGCCGCGCTCGCCGGCGGTGATCCACTCCTGCTGGCCCTTCTCCCAGTCCGGATGCGGAATCCACCAGGTGCGCGGCCGGTCCCACCACTCGCGCTGAGCCTGGTAGCCGTGGACCACCTCGGGCTTGCCAGTCGGGGAGCGGCGCTCGTACTGGCGGACCTGGCGGACGGCAAGCTCGACCCGCTCGGCAGCCCGGACCACCCACCCTGTCACACGGGGCTAATCGGGCCGCGGCCGCGGGCTCCTCCTCGGGCTCGTGCTCGACCAGGCCGGGTATGCCGGACAGCAGCGCCACCGGCCCGGACAGGTCAGCGCCGGACAGCACCAGCCCGCCGGCCACGGCCGCGGCAAGGTCGGTCGGCCCGAAGACGTACTCCTCCCGGGACCTGCGCGCGTGCTCCATCAGCGCGAGCAGGGCCACGGAATAGATCATCCGGGCATCCCAGCCTGGCACGGCGAAGAACCGCCGGGTCTGACCGGGGACCACCGGGGCATGCTGCTCCGGCGCGCCTCCGTCCAACTCCTACCGCCCTCCTGCCAGCCCTCGCATCGCACGGCCTAGCTCGATCACTGCGGCCCGCAGGAGGGCCAGGTCCGCCTGATACTGATCCTCCGGCATGGCACGGACATCAGATGCGGCCAGGAAGCCGCCGGCAGCCCGGGAGATGGGCTGCTGCCCGGCAGGTTCTTCCCGGCCGCCCGACGATGGTACGGCCAGACCGCCCGGGTGGCGGACGATTTCCAGCCGGCACTCGCAGAACGGATGCAGGAGCGGGCCCTGCAAGTCGCCATGGTACAGCCGCGGCGGATGAGTGAGTATGATCGGCGCGCCAGCCGGCAGCTTGTACCGGGCGGCCCCGGCCGGGGTGGCTACCCGCCGGGACGCAGACTGGGGCAGCGCCACCGGGCCGCCCAGGTAGGGCGCGAACGACGCGGAGATGGCGATCGTCACCCCGTCCAGGCGCCGGCACCAGACGCAGCTGGCCGACTGGGGGTTCCGGGCCCACCGCTTGCGCACCAGCTCGCCGGCCTCGATGCTGATCCGGGCGGACTCCAGCAGCGCGGCCGTGCGGCCCAGGCCCTCGGCCGCGGACAGTGACATGCGGACCCGGCGGCCCGCCTGGAAGGCCCAGCGCCGCACCGCGGCGGACACCGCGTCCGCGCGGCGGTCCGCCGCCTCGGCCGCCGGGTTGCGGCCGGGCTCAGTCACCCCCGGCACGAAGCGCTCGTGCGGCACCGAGGCGTACGCGCGCCGGACCAGGCCGCGCAGGTGCGCCAGCGAGCCGAACACCCGGGCCGCATCGGCCTGCAGCCGGGCGTAGGAGGGATGCAGGCCATCGGCTCCCGCACCCAGCCAGGCCTGCTCGATGTACGCCATAGCCGCCTCCCGGCCCTCATCCAGCGCCTCTCGCAAGATCGCGTCCGCGTCCGGGCGGCGCAGCAGGTCATCGGCGCTGCCCAGCGGATTGGCCCGGGTGATGAGCGCGAGGTAGGTGGCCGCCTCTGCCAGCGGGGCGGCCACCGCGGCGTCCAGCTGCCTTCCGAACTGGGACTCCGCCATGCTAACCCGCTGCCTTCCCGGTGACGTGCGAATCCGGCTACTCCGGGTTAACCTCACCGGTGAACCTGGTCCGGCGGTCCGCGTCATCGCCGTAGGTCAGCACCAGGTACGGGTCGTTGCCCGGCCCGTGGGCGGGCGGGTGCACCACGTCGCCGTCGATGCGGAAGAACTCGCAGCACTCGTGCTTCTCCACGGCCAGCAGGCACTCGAACAGCCAGTTGATCCAGGACCTGCGGTCGTAGGCGGCCGGCGGGACCGGGAAGAAGTGATGGACCCGGTAGCCCTCGCCGCGCTCCGGGTGATAGCTGTCATAGCCGCAGGTGGTGACATCCAGGGTCAGGCCCGAGCTGCCCTGCCCGCGGTCGACGTCGCCGAGCTGGAACGTCCAGCCGGGCCGGTAACTTAGCCGGGCTACCAGGTCTTCCAGCTCGGCCGGGTACGGCGCCTCCTGGCGCAGGGGCTGACGTGCTTCCACCCCCGGCTGATCGTCCGGGCGGCGGGGTGAGAGCGTCCGGCTGCATGTGCCGGTAGGCGTGACCGGAGATGGTGTCGCCCGGCATGGTGACCAGGTGCCAGCCGAGCTGCGGGTGGACCGCCCCGGCGCCTCGTCGCGGACGGGGCGGCGGAGGCGCCGGGGCAGCCTGAGCTGACGCGCCGGCAGTGGACTTGACGCCGCTTACGCTACCACCGCCCTGACCGGCCAGCTGGAGGACGCGGGCCTCCGCGATGTCCTCGACCAGGGAGCGGGCCAGCTGGGCCAGCTCGTCGGCCGCGCTCACGGGCCCCTGCCCTGCAGGCCCGGCGGGCCAGGACCGGAGCCGCCGCCGAGGCCGGGCCCGCCGGCCGGGGCTGCCCGCGGCCCGCCGGAGTCAGGCGGGGCGAAGCCGGGCGGCGGGAACGCGGGCGGCGGAGGCGGGGGCTGGCCCGCGTCCTGGCCGGCCCCGGGCGGGGGCTGCTGCTGCATCATCTGGGTCTGGGCGGCCATCTGCTGGGCCATCAGCCGCTGCTGGCGCTCGCGGTCCCGGCGGATCTTGTCGTAGTCGATGTCGAAGCCGAAGTCCTCGGACAGCCGCTGCTCCAGGTGCAGCATGAACTCCGGCGTGACGTTCGCCTGCTGGCCCGCGGCGGCCAGCTTGTCGAACGTGTCCTGGATCGCGCTCTTGGCCTCCTCGGTGAGCGGGCCCCACTTGAAGCGCGGGTACTTGCCGGTGCCGAAATTCCAGTCCACGAAGCGCGGGAAGATGAAATTGGTGATGACCTCGGCCATCTCCTCCAGGATGCCCTCCAGCATCAGGAAGAACGTCACGTCGTCCTGCTTGCCGAAGTCCACCAGGGTGCTGTCGCCCTGGCCGCCGCCCTGCTCGTTGTCGAACCACTGCGCGAGCACGGACTTGGACATCTGTGAATTGTGATGGTTAATGAGGCCCAAAAAGTCAAAGCGTGACGCTGATTCATTCAGCGTCTGGACGGTCCAGTCCGCGGTCGGCACGGCGATCCACTGGGCCAGGCCGAGCTGCGCCAGCGCCTTGATGAAGTTGTTCTTGTCCTCGGCCGGGGCATTGGGCACCATGGTGCCCACCCGCAGGCCGCAGGCCGCTCTTTGCGCAGCTAGATGCGCGATGTAGTACAGTTTTTCTTTTTTATCAAAATGGTAAAAGGCACTCTCGAACATGCTTACGCCATAAAAGGGCCTTTCAGCCTCCTCGTGGGCGTAATAGAGCGCCGTCTCCTTGGGGATCTTGACGTCAATGGTCCGGCCCTGGAAGAACGTGCGCTGCCGGAAGCCGTTGAACTCGCCCTGGCCGTCGAGCAGGAACGTCAGCGTCTCGGCCGGGCGCCAGTCCATCTTCCGCAGGGTGATCTTGCCCTTGTTCGGCCCGGTCGTGGGCACGTGGTAGACGAGTTCCCAGGCTGAGAAGCCGTTGAACAGGGCGATCATCATCTGCTTGAGGAACCGGCTGAAGCTGTGCGTCATCCCGCCCATCGACTTGGGCGCCATCAGGAGGTCCTTGCAGAACTGGGCCTCCTCCAGCCCGCCCTCGGTGCCGTCGACCGGCACGACGTCGGCATTCTTCATCGCCGCCAGCAGCGGCTTGGTCAGCAGCCGGTACAGCGCGCGGGCCTGGCCGTCGCGGCGGCGCATGGTGACCAGCTGGCGGACCGAGACCGGATCGTCCCGGAACACCTCCCAGGAGTCCCGGTAGGGCGTGGCGAACGGGAGGAAGTAGGGGACGCCGACCGCGAAGTCCAGCGCGTCAGGCGGCGGCTTGACCAGCTGCTGGTCCTCTTCGAGGACGTAGCCTTCCTGCCCGAACCCCTGGCTGGTGACGCCCATGCCGCCGGGCGGCTGCGTGCTGGAGGTGTAGGGGACGCCCTGCCCTCCGCCTGGAGTGGTCACCCCGGGGGAATCGTCAGGGCCTAGCTCTCCTGCGCGTCATGCAGGCAGGCCACGTTGCCCCAGGGGATGAACAGGTGCTTGGCATCGCCCAGGTCGACGAAGAGCCCGATCACCGACCCGCTCTCGGCGGCCACCTCCAGGTCCCCGCTGTCGACGGTGACCGTCTTGGTGCCGCGGATCGGCGCCGTCAGCTCGATGGTGACGTTGCCGGAGTCCAGGCCCGGCCGGTCGCCGAACTGGCTCAGCTTCTGGTCCCAGTGACTGACTAGCCGCATGCCCCGG